ACTTATGCCGGAGGCGGCGGTGGAGGAACTTATCAAGGTGGAACTGCTGGTTCTGGCGGTACAGGTGGTGGTGGTAATGGTGGAACTGCTGGACAAAATAGCACAGGTGGTTCTGGAACTGCTAATACCGGTGGTGGAGGCGGTAGTGGCTCATATCAAAGTAATTCTGGAACTAGTGGCGCAGGCGGTTCAGGTATCGTCATCATCAAGACCAATCAATAACGAGGACAAATGGAAACCAAAATCTATCGGTTGTATGGAATCGACACCGCAATGCACCTGCTAAGACCGGGTGCAAAGTGGGAAATCTCAAACACTTACTTTTCCCGTTGGGAAGACCCAAGACCCTGCCCTACTTGGCAAGAGGTCATGGATACGATGGAAAAGATTAAAGCCTTTGAGGACTCCATCAATACAGTCTGGTTGCCAGAACAGATTGCTGAACTAACTGGTAGCCTAGAGGCGCAAGCCAAAGCCCAAGTTAACCAGATGATTGCAGAACAGAAGGCCGCATGATTCATAACCTATTCCCAACGCCGGTTGCGATTTACAAGTTAGACCGTGAACTGACGGAGAAGGAACTGTTCTTTATCAAGGGCCAAGAAACACGGCCTAACATGGGGAACGTAACCTCTACCGACAACACGGTTCTGCGTAATCGTTCCATGACCAAACTGCGGGACTTCATCGAGTCAAGCGTGTCTGAGTATTTCAAGACCGTCTACAGTCCAAAGCATGATGTGAGCCTGCGGGTTACTCAGTCTTGGATTAACTACACCGAGCCGGGGCAGTACCACCACAAACACGCTCACCCTAATTCGTTTGTGTCTGGTGTGTTTTACCCACAAGCAAATCGTGAGACAGATAAAATCTACTTTTACCGTGATGGGTTCCAGCAGATTAAGTTCCCGCCAAGCGATTGGAATGTCTGGAACTCTGAATCGTGGTGGTTTGAGATTGGGTCTTGTGACTTGGTTCTTTTCCCGTCAAGCCTGACCCACATGGTTCCGACTGTGGAATCTGACAAAACCCGTATTAGCCTGTCGTTTAACACATTCCCTGTTGGTAATGTCGGGGAAGAAATGGATTTAACTGGACTTCAATTAGGAGATTTAAATGGCGCATTTCGCTGAAATCGATAGCAACAATGTCGTACTACGGGTAGTTGTAGTTGACAATAAAGACACATCAACCCCTGATGGCACAGAAGTTGAATCCATTGGCGTGGCTTTCTGCCAGCGTCTGTTTGGTGGCAACTGGCTTAAGACCTCTTACAACGGAAACGTCCGTAAGAACTACGCTGGCATCGGCTATACCTACAACGCCGGGTTAAATGCTTTTGTTCCTCCCAAACCCTATGCTTCATGGGTGCTGAATAACGACACAGCACAATGGGATGCGCCTACCCCGATGCCTACCGATGACAAGAAGTATTCATGGGACGAGGCCACGACAAGTTGGGTTGAGGCTGAATAATGGCAACGATTGGCGAAGTACAAGGACAACTTGACACCCACGAAGCCGTCTGTGCCGAACGCTATCTTGGGATAAACGCTAGACTAAAGCGCCTGGAGCAAATCCTGATTGGCTCTGCCGCTTTCATAATCGCCCTACTGCTAAGCCTAGTCGTTAAATGACCACCATCGCTGCCAAAGCGTCTACGGGAGAAATTGCCGCAGATTCGATGGTCAGCGGCGATGACTCCTTCTACCTCGTAGAGAAACTCCGTAAGGGACAAGAGAGTATCTACGGGGGTTGCGGAGATTGGGATAAACTATTAAAGTTCTACAATTCGTTAGAGTCTGGGGCAGACCTAGACTCGGATACGGATGTGACCGTTCTCGAACTCAGAAGTGATGGCATTTGGATTTACGAGAGTACCATCATTCCTGCGAAGATAAAGAACGACTTTTGGGCAATTGGAACTGGGGCAAACTTTGCTATCGCTGCCATGCACTTAGGTTTGAATCCGGCAGAAGCAGTAAAGCTGGCGTGTCTGTACGACACATCCTCCCACGAGCCAATTGACGTAATGTCTCTAAGCGGGAGGAAACGTGGTAGCACTAAAAAAGGCATCGGACGAGGAACTAATAGCGGCGTTTAAGACCTACGGGAGTCCACAAAAGGTCTCTCAGGTTCTAGGCATAGACGTAGGAACGGTTTACCGAAGGCGGGCGGCACTAAAAGACGTATCCCTACCCTCATTTGCCGCAAGACAGCACAGCATCGCCAACACATATATCCCCGATAACCGAAGGGTTATCTCACACACCGTAGACAACGGTCATGTCTTTATAGCCTCCGACTGCCACTACTGGCCTGGCGAAGAAACCGTAGCACACAAGGCGTTTGTTTCCCTGCTGACCGACTTTAAGCCCAAGACCATCATCCTAAACGGGGATGTGTTTGACGGGGCTAGAATCAGCCGCCATGCCGCCCTCATGGGGACTAACCCCCCTACACCCAAGCAAGAGATAGAAGCCTGCCAAGACCGTCTACACGAGATTGCAAACGCTTCTAAGAACGCTACTAAGTTCTGGACGTACGGGAACCACGATACACGCCTCTTTAACTACATCGCTACCCATGCAGACGCTTTAGTAGAGTTTTCGGACTTGTTTGCGTACTTCCCAGGTTGGCACACAGGGTGGCGGGTGGACATAAACAACTCTGTTGTAATTAAGCATCGGTGGCATAACGGGCAACACGCAACCTATAACAACGTCTTAAAAGCGGGTAAAAGTATCGTCACAGGACACCTGCATAAACTTATGGTCACTCCGTGGAGTGATTACAACCCAGGAAGAAGGTATGGGGTAGACACAGGAACGCTTGCGGAGCCAGGTGGCGACCAATTTGTGTATGTAGAAGAAAACCCTGTGAACTGGTGTTCGGGGTTCTGCGTTCTGACATTTAAGAATGGTATGTTATTACCACCAGAGTTATGCGAAGTAATAAACGGCGTGGCTTACTTTCGAGGAGAGAAAGTGGGATAAATGAGTGATTTAGTAGCCTCGGCAAAGAGTGCCGCGCAGGGAATAAAGAGCGCGATTGCCGCAGGGAAAGAGATTGAAGCAGTAGTTACTGACATACAAAAACTTGGGGTCGCAGAACTCCAAGCCAAGCAACAGTTCCAAAAAAAGCAACGCGTAGTTAAGGGCGATAGCACCATCCTCACGGCTTTCGCGGAGTGGCGCAGATTGAAAGAAATCAAGGAAGCCGAAGACGACCTATTCCAGCAGCTTGTCGAGCGTTATGGCAAGGAAAAGGCTGAACATGAGTGGAAGGACATCCAAGCCATCAAAGAACGCCAGATGAAGGAAGTCAAGGACGGGCGTGACGAAATGGGGCGTGACCTAAAGAAACTCCGAGAACTGAAGGTTATGTGCTTCGTAGCCTCGCTAATCATAGTCACAACTTACTACATCTTCAAAGGACACCTGTAATGCTATCCCTTATTTCTTCCGCTGTCGGATTCCTAGCCTCCGGTCTACCGCAAATCCTAAACTTCTTCCAAGACAAGGCTGACAAGGCGCAAGAGTTGAAGTTAGCGCAGATGCAGACCGAACGTGAGTTAGCCCTTGCAGAACGCGGTTTCCTAGCCCAACAGAAGGTCGAGGAGATTAGGACTGACCAGATTGCGCTTCAGACCGATGCAGACCGCCAGAGCGCCGCTTTAGACCACGACAAGGCTATCATGGCTCGCGCCTCTAACTGGGTCGTAAACTTAAACGGCATAGTGCGCCCTGCGGTTACCTTTATCTTCGTCCTAGAGTTAGTGATGATTAACATCGCGCTGACCTACTTCTTGCTTCGTGGCGGGTTAGGTAGCATGGACGTGGAGCAGTTTATTGCCGCCACCGACGTAATCTTCTCCGAGGACGAGATGGCTCTACTAAGCGGAATTATTGCTTTCTGGTTCGGGAGCCGCCAATGGGGTAAGAAGTGAAGGTAAGTAAGGAAGCGATAGAAGGCATCAAGAAAGACGAGGGGGTAAGGACAAAACCTTACCGCTGCCCAGCCCTGCTTTGGACTGTTGGAGTTGGACACGTTATCGACCAGAACCACATAAGGGTAAAGTTTGATGACCGCAAAAATCTACCAATTCCCGACGGATGGGACAGAGTTCTTAGCATGGCAGAAGTCGATGCTATCTTGGCCGCAGACTTGGCTACGTTTGAACGAGGTGTTCTGCGCCTCTGTCCAGGTGGACTTACTCAAGGCCGCTTTGACGCTTTGGTTTCCTTCTCCTTCAACGTCGGGCTTGGCAACCTCCAAAGGTCAACCATCCGCATGAAGCACAATCGTGGAGATTTTGAGGGCGCGGCTGAGTCCTTCATGGCGTGGACTAAAGCGGGTGGGAAAGAGCTACCTGGCTTAGTTAAACGTCGGAAGCACGAACGCGCTCTCTATGAATCTGAGTAATTCTTTCCTTTAGTTCCTCGGCTATTGTCAAATTGTGCTTGGCCTCAAACTGGTCAAGCCACTTCCTCCTCGCCTCCCTTGTCGGGAGCGTCAACACATACCTTGCCAGCCCTTCTATCTTCGCCTCATGTTCGCTCATCACGATTTGATAGAACTCCTCTGGGGTTGCGGTAAAGGTTCCTCTACTAACCAGCCCTAGCAAATGTTTTATGCAACGCTTTTCTGGCGGTGGTGACGGCTCTGGCTGCGTCAGATTTTCGAACAAATCTCCCAAGATAATACCTCTTATAGTTTGCCATTATGTGCGCCTCGTAAAACTTTTCCTTCCTCTTGTAGACACCCTTGATGTTGGACTTGGTTTTCTCTCTGCGCTTGGAGTTCCACCTGTTCTCCATCTGCGTGGCAACCCTGAGATTGCTTAGTCTGTTGTCGGCAAACTTGCAGTTTATGTGGTCAACCTGTTCGGGCCAGTACCCGTGATGGTACGCCCAGACAATCCTGTGGGCAAAGTAAGGCTTTCTGAATATAGCAATTTTGCGATAACCGCGAGGGGTTATGTGTCCTGCAACCCTGTTCGCGTATCTGCGGTTCCACATGACGTAAGCAGAATACTTGGCGAAAGCCTCAATGGGTCGAGGCTTCCACACAAGTCTTCCACGCCTGTAATCAAACAGGGCTTTCAGTTGTTGCTGGCTTAGAATGGAATGTCGTCCTCTAAGGCTTGTTGCTTCGGCTCTGCCTTTGGTTTCGGTAGTTCAACCTTCAGGCTCATAAACTTCTGCCCAGACTTGCCTGTTTTAATCCATGCGGCTAGGTTGTACTCAGTCCCGTCTACGTTTAACTTGCCCTTGTAGGCGGGAGCCTTCTCGTTGTCCGACTCGTTCTTAAACAACACACCGCTATTGGTATTATCGTATTCCATAACTTCTCCTATTTGGCTGCTATATAAAGACCAACATTGCCAAGGCTGTAACCCAAGAAGGCTACGCCCAGACCCACCTTACCCTCTAGTAGCAACTGCAAAGCGACTACAAGGTATACAACACCGATACCGGCTATTAACCACGCCGCCACTCTGTCCACCCCGCGAAGATAATAACGCCAAGCATACATAGCACGAAAAATGCCGCGTCCTGCGCGTAGAAGTGTGCAGATATAAGTCCGTCTCTCATTCGTCTTCCTCCGTATTATTCAAAATCTGGTACTTGATTACCTCTAAGACCCCGACTACCGAGGCTAGAGGGAGTGCCTCGTCAAACTTGCCCAGAACCCCAATAATCTCCTGATATAGGGCTTCTATCATCACCTGCTGGCTCAACCCCGCATCTCCTGCGCCAAGGTCTTAAATCCCCAATCCTCTGCCATCCTCGCGCACCGCAACATCTCCTCCTCGCGAATTATTTCCGCAAGCCTCTGAAGCTGTGTTCTAGAGTCTTCGTGGAAGTTGAACAGCAACTCCCCCTCCTTTAAGAACAATCCAGCCTCTACCGCCAGGTCATCAATCGTCACACTCAGCCTCCACTTCCTTTAGAAATAACTGTACCTTTTCCAACATCTCGTCCATGTCCTTTTGCTCAGGCTCGAACCGCACGATAAATAGCATCTTGCTCACGGGCAGTCGGGAATCAAAACTCACAAAGTCGCACCACTTCCTGCCCGTACAGGCTAGTTGGAGCATCATCTGGTTCTTATACTTTGCCGGAACCTTGCCAGCCTTTCTGTATTGCAGGTGCGTAGCCGAATTTGGATTTTTTATTTCCACGAGCCCTTCCTGCCCCACATAACCGTCAGGAGAGGCTCCTAGCCATTGTATTGTCGGGTGGGGTACGAAGCCTACTTGGTCTACGAAAACGCCCGTGTGAGCCTCGTATGCGGCTCTGGCGATGGGTTCCTGCTCGGTTCCGCGAATCATAGCCGCGTTAGGCGCAAAACCAGCCTGTTGGGTCTTGGTAAGTCTTTCGGCTACAAGCTGCCAGAGGTAGTTTTTCCTAGTCTCTGTGTCCTTGCCCGCTAAAGCGTCGCTAACCCTGCTGGCTGTTACAAACCCCAGCCTCGCCTGTAACCACTCCTCCGAACCTTGGACTATTTCTTTGTAATCGGTCATGCAGCCTCCTCTTGGCTATGTGTAGTTCTGCCTCTAGTCTATCCGTACTCATCCGTAATCTCTGGGCTACATTGTGGCTCAGGTTGTACGGGTACTGGATATACCTTGCCTTCAAAACCCTGCGGGATACATCAGGTAATTCCCTTACCGCGTCCTCTACTGCTTGCCCGTCAATCATGTCGGGTTCTATTCTCGGTTCTTCGCCCTCAAAGACATCCTCGGACTCGTAGTTCCCCTCTGCGCTCGCGCATTGGGTACGGTGTTCTGGGCCAACATGACCCCAAGCACAATAAAACGCCCAGTTCTTTAGTCTTTCTTCCGAAACCATAAGTCGTATAACTCCGGTCTGTTGGCTTTAATCCAAGGTTGGGCAGATTGTATAAGTTCTTTGGCATTAAATCCACAGGTTTGAGAGCCAACGTGGTGGACGTAAGCCCTGCTGATGGCGTGCTGAAAGCCCTTCTTCTGGATGTCCAGGCATTGCACATCGTCCGAGTACCAGTTGATAGGCGGGAAGTCCACCCATGCGTCCTTGTGAATGTAACTACAAATTGGCGCTATAACATCGGTGATGTTAATAAGATTCTCGGTCTCGTACCTAAACCACTCCATTTTTCCCTGCCCAAGCCGAATGTTCTGCAAACCTCGTGCATAATCAGACCTAGCGGATACCCATCCGAG